GGTATCAAAGGTTATAGACTTTCGGGAAATACTGTCAAAAGAATTCCCGCAACGGTAAGATTGAGGAAAGCACGCTTATTAAAGCGTTCATGGAAAACAACTAGAAGAGCGAAACTACGCCGCAGCCTTCTAAAAAGAAAAATGAGTATGCGTAGAAGAGCATCAATGGGACTAAGATAAAAAATGGCTTACGAAATTACCAATACAACTAGAGGCTCATCAATCATTCGTGTGGTCGATACGGGTACAGTTACCGTTAACATTGCTAACTTATCAATTGATGCAAACGAAATTGTGTCAAACGCTTCTATCAAACGAGTGATGTGGTCTACTAACGGTGCAATTACGATTGCTCGTAATTCTATTCCTGTGTTGCAATTGCATGGACAAGGTGACATGGTATTACCAGAACTTGGTCACACCCTCGCTAATACTAATACAGGTACAATTGTTATTACAATTGCAACCGGTGGTACTGCAATTATAGAAGTGAGTAAAACTGCTTCTTATACTACCGCATTAACAGGAATGTAATATGAAACTTATAACAGAAACAATTGAAAGTGTTAAGTATCTTTCCGAAGCATCAGAAAACGGCAAGAGAAAACTTTTTATTGAAGGTACTTTTCTTGTAGGTGAACAGGTTAATAAAAATAACCGCATGTATAAAATGGATACACTTCGCCGTGAAGTGGAAAGATACACAGAAGAATTTATCAAAACAAATCGTGCTTTGGGTGAACTAGGTCATCCTGATACACCATCTTTAAATTTAGAAAGAGTGTCTCATAAAATTGTGTCTTTGAAAGAAGATGGAAATTCATTTTATGGTAAAGCATTGATTTTAGAAACACCATATGGCCAGATTGTCAAAAACTTTATTGACAACGACATTCAGGTTGGCGTTTCATCCCGTGCAATGGGTTCTTTAGTTCAGACTAAAGAAGGATATAACTTGGTACAGGACGATTTACGCCTTGCTACCGCAGCAGACATTGTAGCAGACCCCTCTGCTCCAGGTGCCTTTGTTAATGGTATTATGGAAAACAAAGAGTGGATGTTTGTCGAAGGACGCTTCGTAGAAGTAGATTTCGATAACGCAAAAAGACAAATAAAGAGAGCTTCTAAGTCACAAATAGAACAAACCGCTCTTCAAATATTTGAAAACTACCTACGAAAACTTTAATTTTATAAATAAGAAATCATAAGGAGATTCCTAATGGCAACAAATAAACTCATGGAAGCCGCAGCAGAAATTCTTGCAGGTAGCAAGAAAAGTGCTTCGTCTATGCCAATTGAAAAAATGCCCGGTGCTGATGCAGTAGACCTTGGTGGTCCAACACCAACTAACGGTAAACCAGATGACGATTCTCAAAAAATCGACACTACTAAAGCCGCTAAGTCTGCAACTGCGCCAACAACTAAGCCTTCTGCGGCTTCATCTGCAAATGTAACTGCAAAGATGAACCAAGTAGAAAAAGAAGATGAAGATGAAGTTTTTTCTGAAGAAGAAGAACTCATTGACGAAAAGTCACATGACAAAGAAGAAATGAAGAAGAAGATGAAAGAAGATATGGATTCATTATTTTCTGACGATTCTACTATTTCTGAAGAATTCAAATCCAAAGCTGCAACAATTTTTGAAGCTCGTGTATTAGACCGAGTGACACAAATTGAAGAACAAGTTGAATCTAAGTATGCAGGTATGCTTGAAGAAGCTGTTGCAGAAATCAAGAGCGACTTGACAACTAAAGTTGATGATTACCTCAACTATGTTGTTGAACAATGGATTGAAGAAAACCAAATTGCTATTGAGTCTGGTCTCCGTGCCGAACTCACAGAAGAATTCATTGCTGGTCTACGCAATCTTTTTGCAGAACACTACATCGATGTTCCAACTGAAAAAGTTGACTTGGTTGACGAACTTGCAGGTAAAGTTGAAGAACTTGAAAGCAAACTCAACGAAGAAATGGAGCGTGGTATTGGTTACGCAAAAGCATTAGTTGAATCACGCAAGAATGAAATTACCCGTGAAGTTTGTGAAGGTCTCACAACAACTCAAACCGAAAAAATTAAAACGCTCGCAGAGAGTGTTGAATTCTCCACAGAGGACGAATACAAAAATAAGGTTGAGACAATCCGTGAGAACTATTTCCCATCTGGCGTTAAAAAAGCAGATGCGAATGACTTGCACGAACAGGTAGAAGATACAGCAGAACAAAAAGTCATTACTGACCCATTTGTTGCCGCAGTATCACAAGCAATTTCTAAAACAAAACTCTAAAAACATTAGGAGATAATTAAATGTATTTGTCCGAATCACTACAAAAAAAATGGGAAGGCGTTCTGGATCACCCAGATTTGCCATCTATCAACGATAAGTATCGCAAAGCCGTTACTGCCGTTATTCTTGAGAACCAAGCTCAAGAAATGGTTAAAGCAGGCGCAATCCTGAACGAAACAGGCCCAACAAACTCGATGACCAACACAATCGCTTCTGGCGGTTTCGGTGGTTCTGCATCTTCACCAGTTGCCGGTTTCGACCCAATCTTAATCAGCTTAGTTCGCCGTTCATTACCTAACCTCATCGCTTATGATATTTGCGGTGTGCAACCAATGACAGGCCCAACAGGTTTGATTTTCGCAATGCGTTCACGCTATGCAACACAAAGCGGTACAGAAGCTTTCTACAACGAAGCAAACTCTGGTTTCTCTGGTGCTGCTACACAAGCTGCATTGTCATTGCAATCTAATACATCTACTTCTGGTAATGTATTTGCAAACACAGTATTCTCTAACTTACCAGGCACAATGACAACAGGTGCAGGCGAAGCGTTAGGTGATGGTTCTAACACATTCCAAGAAATGGCATTCTCTATTGAGAAAGTTACTGTCACTGCTCGTACCCGTGCATTGAAAGCAGAATACTCAATGGAACTTGCACAAGACTTGAAAGCAGTTCATGGTCTTGACGCTGAAACAGAATTGGCAAACATCTTGTCATCTGAAATTCTTGCAGAAATTAACCGTGAAGTTATCCGCACTATCTACGCAACTGCAAAAGTTGGCGCACAAGTCGGTACAACTACAACTGGTACTTTCGACTTAGACACAGACTCTAACGGTCGTTGGATGGTTGAAAAAGTTAAAGGTTTGGCATTCCAAATCGAGCGTGAAGCCAATACTATTGCCAAGACAACTCGCCGTGGCAAAGGTAATGTGATGATTTGTTCTTCTGATGTTGCTTCTGCACTTGCAATGGCAGGCATCTTAGATTACAACTCTGCACTACAAGCTAATGTTAACTTGACAGTTGACGATACTGGTAATACATTTGCTGGTACATTGTTTGGTCGTATCAAGGTTTATATTGACCCATATTTCCCAACATCATCAACATCTGAGTTCGCAGTAATCGGTTATAAGGGTTCAAACGCTTATGACGCCGGTCTGTTCTATTGCCCATATGTTCCGTTGCAAATGGTTCGTGCAGTTGATACAGGTACTTTCCAACCTAAGATTGGTTTCAAGACTCGCTACGGCTTAGTCGCAAACCCATTCGCAGAAGGTACAACTGTTGGCGCTGGTACAATCAATGTAAACAGCAATAACTACTACCGTGCATTTAAGATTGCAAACTTAATGTAATCTAAAAGTCACCATTAAGAGTGACACTTTAAAGAGACCTCTTTGTGAGAGGTCTCTTTTTTTTATCTTATAAATACACATATGACAGCACTTACTAGAAACCCTACAAATCCGAATCCGTTACAACCGAATAAGTTTACTTTAAACTTTTCACGGATTCCCAATGTTCAATTCTTTTGCCAAGCAATTAGTATACCTGGCATTTCTACTGCTGAAGTTCCAGTACCAAATCCATTTGTTGATGTTTACGCACCTGGCGAAAAAGCGATTTATGATTTACTGAACATTACTTTTATTATTGATGAAGAACTCTCTAGTTGGTTAGAGATACACGATTGGATTCGTGCAATGACATTCCCAAAAGAATTTGAAGAATATCAACAACTCGCAACATTGAATCCATATCAATCAGCAAGAATACCTACAAGGTTGCCACAATATTCCGATGGCATAGTTACATTGTATTCTTCTTCGAATACACCTTATTATAGATTTAAATTTTACGATTGTTTTCCGACAACAGTATCTACCTTTTTAATGAACTCATCTGATAGTCCCGAAACAGTAATGACCGCAGATGCAACATTCAGGTACAATTACTATGATGTTGAAAAACTCTTTTAAAAACGCTTGACATTCACCTGGCAATAGTGTAAACTCCTGTAATAGGAGGCTTTTTTTATGAAACAACTTGATGAACTATTGGAAGAATGGCGCAAAGATTCCGACATTGATAGAACGGAACCTGGCAAAGCGCTTCTTGACATTCCCAAATTACACAGTAAGTATTTGAATATACTTAGCCGCCATCGTTTGCTCTCCAAAGAAGCAGAGTTTAAGTATAATCGTATGAAGAAACTTAAATGGGAATATTATACTGGCAAACTTG